AGCCACCATACAGGCGATTAAACTCTGGATATGGGGTAATGAAGCCAGAGTCTTTGTCTGGATTGTTTCCACGCTCTTCAATGAGTTCTTCCATCGTTTCATAAATCGCGATGGGTTCTTCGTCTAAAGAATAAGAACTAATTTGAGAATTATACAATGAATCACAATTAGAAATAATATCATCAATTGCATCATTTCCTGACGCTTCGATGTATTTGATTACATTTTGTGTTGTTTCTTGTAGCTCTCTGCGGATTCTGTATTTTAAAAGCTCTTTCGCTGAGTCGATGACCGCTTTTTGTTTTATTTGTGAAAAAGCTAGATTATCTACATAACTGTAAATATCTATTTCGTCTTTGAAAGAGACACCGAGGTTTCTGATTTTTTCCGCGATTAAAACTTTGTCTACTCTGTCACCAGCGTCGATTGTGCTTTTGATTACCGAGTAAATTGTTCTGTGGACATCGTTGAAAAAATCTTTTTCGCTTACGAATTTTTCAATATCTGCATAAATATCAGGATATTTGATTAATCCGCTTAATACTTGTTTTTCGATTCTTAGAGAAAATATTTGCATTTCGTTTCCTTAATATAACACGTTTTTTAAAAAAGGTCAAGCCTTGAATTTGTTTTTTTTTTGCCCCCTTGGATCAAGGCGGAGGCAACCTTGCTGAGTTTCTAGCACCGCACCTTTCAGCTTGGCACTCAGAGACCAGCATGAGGCAAGTACGAGCCTCAAAATTTAGCCCCTTGGTTCAAGGCGGGGCGGCCTTGCTAAGTTTCAGTAGACGCACCTTTTAGCTTGGCACTCAGAGACCAGCGTAAGGTAGATGCGGACCTTAAAGTTGATTATAACACTACATCAAACTTTTTCAAAAAGAAATCTTTTGAAAGTTGATTTATTTCGTCTTCGTTTATTTCTATTAGATTAAAGTCATTCATTTCAAGCCATTCTGCTTTTTTTAAGTCTCGTTTAATTGACTCTAAATATTTCAAGCGAGAACCACTATGAAAAAACTTATTAAATTCATTATGCTGTCGGCCTTGTACTTCTATTGCTATTTTTCTTGTAGCATTTAATATATCAACCGACATCTTTGTTCCGTAAACGGGAAACTCTTCGTAAACAATTTGAGAATTCCAAAAAGGTTCTAAGAACTTCTTTACCGCGAACTGAACTTTAGAACGAGACTTTTTATTCCAATCAATAACGTATTTTGAGACGTTTTTCTTTTGTTCTCTGCCGTTAATATTGAAAAGCCTCATGACTTCCTTAAAGTACTAAGAAATTTATTAAATAAATATTTTCCAATTTTTGAATTTTCTTCCAAATACTTTTTAAGGTTGTCGGCTCCTTGATGCTGCTTCTTCATTTCTTCTCCGGTTTCTTTTTGAACCTCTTCTATGATTTCGTCAGATACGGCAACCCAAGCTCCAGCTTTCTTTGCCATATCCCACGTAAGAAGCATATCAACGACTTCGTACTCAACCCAAATACTTTTACCGCCAGTTCTACCGTAGCAAATCGGGTATCTCACCAGCGATCCAGTTTTTTCGTTCGGCGTCTTTTTAAATACAACTTTGCACCAGTGGCCGATGGGTGTTTTGCCATCGGTGTTGAACATTGTATCCCCTTTGTATCTTTCTTGGAATTCAAGAATCCAATCACTGTAGTGCAGTAGTGCATTGCCTCCAGAGGCGTTTGTGACACGCGCATCCGTTTTCTCGTATGGATTGATCGAGACTTTGCTTCTGACTTGAGAAATCATATAACAAATATGCCCTCTGGTGGTCATACCAAGTGCCATTTTTCTCAAAAAGTCAGAACTTAACAATGCTCCACCAGCAACTTTGTTGGCTTCTTCTGGTGGTTTTTCCAAGTCTGCCTTGGGTACGAGTGAGTCCATTGAGTCGATAATGAACATGTATTTCACTTTGGTTGGATTATTGCTAACCAACTCACGCATTAAATTGATAACTGATTCGTACACGTTGCTTTTGTAAACGAACCATTTTTTCGGATCAGTAGAAACGCCCGCTCTTTCAATCATATCCGACGAAAGCCTCCCTTCGGATTTGATATAGACAACCATTGCGTTATCCATTTTTTGGAAGTTTCTTGCGAAGGCTAACGAGCAGCTTGTTTTGCCACCTTCGGTAATACCTGACGCACGGATAACTCCCGGCCCGATACCGCCACCCATTTCAATATCCAGAAGCAAAGAGCCGCTTGATACTACGTAAGTGCGCTCCTCTTCAAAATTATAATGATCACCTTTGTTGCTTTCTAAATATGCGTTGATCTGATCCACGGGATTTACCCCGTCCGAATTTGTTGTACTTTTTTTTCTAGGCATCTCGTAAAAAATCTAATAATGTTTTCTTCTTTTCTATTTTCTTGTCATCTCCGAACTTTTCGTTCTCCAAATCGTAAACCACGGGTTTTGGTAGGTTGGTTTTTAATCTCAACACTTCTGTGTTGATCCAGTCTATTCCGTCTTGAGAAAGAATCCAAGCGAGACTGTTCAATTTGAAAGGCAAATAACATTCCTTCCAGAATTTTTCATCCTCGACCAAAGCATAAATTTTCTTGGCAATAGCTACTTCTCTAGCTATGAAGCCACGATTCTTGTAAATCGCAGAAGGCTCCTTTATGAATTTGTTTATGAGCCTCTGATACTTATTTGGTTTTCTTTTCTTCCTCATCAAAATTGGCGATATCATAGTCTACCATCTTTTTGACGAGATTGCAAAAAGAAATTTTAGGTCTCCACCCAATTTCTTGTTGCGCGGGAATAGAATTACCCAACAGTAATTCGACTTCTGCTGGGCGATAAAATTCAGGGTTTACTTTTACTACTGTTGTTTTTTTAGCTTTATTTAAAACTCTAAAAGTCTCATTTAAACCAGAGCCGCGCCATTCTCCGACATAACCAGCGGCCTCGAAGGCTCGCTCAACGAACTCTCTGATTGAATGGGTTTCCCCGCTGGAAAGAATGTAATCTTTTGGCTGGCTTTGGTTAAGCATTAGCCACACGCCACGAATAAAGTCTTCGCTGTCACTCCAATCGCGTTTTGCGTCTAAATTGCCAAGCTCAATCGGTGTGACTTTTTTATCTTTTTTAAGTTGATGAGCGATCTTTGCAACACCCTTGCTAATTTTTCTGGTTACAAACTCTTCGCCGCGCTTGGTTCCTTCGTGGTTAAAAAGTATGCCGTGTACCGCGTACATATCATAGGATTCACGGTAGACTTTGACGAGATGCCTTGCGGAAGCCTTAGAGGCTCCATACGGGCTTCTTGGCTTAATTGGGTGTCTGATGTCCTGTGGCGAGTAGTCAACGTCACCAAACTCTTCAGAACTACCTGCGCTGTAAAAACGGCACTTTGGATTAAATTTTTTGATTGCCTCCAAACACCTTAGAACACCAACACTATTGACATCAAAAACCTGCTCTGGCATATCCCAAGAACAACCAACAAAACTATTAGCAGCAAAATTAATAAAATAATCTGGTCTTATTTCTCTTACTAATTTATCTATACTGACATCATCGGTTAAATCGCCGTAAACAAATTTAAAATTAGGATGATTTTTAAAATTCTTTGCGTTCTCGAAGTTCGGGTTAGCGGAACGCCGCATCATCCCGAAAACTTTGTAGTTTGGTATCTCTAGTAGCATTTCGCACATATTTGCGCCGTCTTGACCTAAAACACCAGTAACTAGAATTTTGCGAGCCATGTTACTCATACACAAATATAATAGCCTAAAATCGAAACAACTTCAACAAAAAAACGGCCCCCGAAGGGGCCGTTAGGGTACTCTGCACGAGTATGTGGGGATGTGTCGGGTGTTTTATTGTTTCGAGGCTAAATCGTCAATTTTTTCGTAAAGTTTCGCGAATTGCGAGTCAATTCTTTCCGTGATTCTATGAAGGTCACTTTTATTGACGTATTTTTCGGGCAGAGACAGGGCGTGTTCGTGGAGTTTATCGGACAGTTTATTATGGTCTTCCCTTAGTTTCGCTATTTGGCCGAACAACAATTTAACCAACCAGCCACCAAAGAAAGCAACCAAACCAAAAGCTATGTTTATTAACAGTTGAGTTGTGTTGTCCATGACGCTTATATTTACACTTATAACAAACGAACATAAAAAATTTTTTAAATTAATATATATATTTTATGTGTTGGTGTATTTTTTTTAATTTATAAGTAAAATTTAGGATAGTCTGTACATATACCATGACACTTTTCTGGCGGTTTGTCTTTCCCTTTTTGTACTATTACTGATTTATTGGACGTTATTTTTTCTGGGTAAGTCCAGATATACCCTTTGGATGTTAAAGTGAAATCGTCCTCTTGATGCCAAAAGCAATGTATTTGGTCAGATAACATTGACTCCAAAGCGTTTAGATTCTTGGCGTGACACCACAGGCGATCATTTTTAAGAAAATCAATGCTGACTTCATACAGCGGATTATCATGACCTAGCCAGTAGGCTCCGTCTTTGCGCCAAACATCTACCTCGCAATCGAGACCCATCTCAAGAACTTTTACGATTCCGACTGGATGGTTTTCTGAGTCGCTGGAGCCGTTTATGTTTCCTCTATGGGAAATTACTTTCATTTTTTAAAAAAATATCCAAATCCTCTGGCGTTCCTAATCCCCACATTTTTTCAATCGGGAATACTTTTACTTTTTTACCATCCTGAATCGCTTCGTTAAAGACGGGGCAAACATAAAATTCGTTATTAACTCTTACATCTTTTGAAATCATTTGCTCCGCATACTTTACGTAGTCAGACCCTTTGTTCCAATAGTACACCCCGACAGTGGCTATATCGGAAATCGGTTTTTTTTCGGCTACCTCGCTTACAAACCCATCTTCGTTTAACTTGGCGAAAGACCATTTCGGATGAGTAGAATTAAATGTTAGAATACCCGCGTCTATATTATCTGCGGTCATAGAGTACATAAACTCATTAGAGTCCCATTCTACAAATTGATCCGAATTAGCCATGACTAAAGGCTCGTTGTTATTTATCAACTCTTTGGCTAGTAGGGTTGTACAAGCTGCTCCTTCGGTCATACCGTCCACTTGAACAATTTCACAGTTGTTTTCTGTAATTAAATTTAGAAGATACTTTAAATTATATTTTTCGTAGTGCTCTTTTTGCACAATAAAAATATGTTTAGCATCGATATTTAAATTCTCTACGACAACTTGAATCATCGGCTTTCCGTTTACCTCAATAAGAGGCTTAGGGAAAGTGTAGCCAGCTTTCTCAAACCGACTACCTGCCCCAGCCATTGGTATTAGTACATTCATATTTCCTCCTTGCCATTTAGGTTTGACTTTATTTTCTGAAGCAACGTTGAGATGATTTTGAATTTTTTCCAAGCTTAAATCTTGGCAATCTCTAACAGCGCATAAATTAGCACCGCTTTCTAAAACCGCTTGCCTTCCATGATGAGAGTCCTCTACAATTAAAGTTTCTTTTGGAGAAACCCCCGCCATTAACATACACTTCATGTATATCTCAGGGTGAGGTTTGCATTTTATTACATCTTGATTAGATAGAAAAAAATCTAGATGCTCCATGAAACCTTTTCTAATTAATTGTAGTTTAGCAGTTTCCCTAATTGAATTGGTGCAGCAAGCGGTTAGGTATCCTTTTTCTTTTAAATATTTTAAAATATTTTTAATTTTTTCATCAGGTGTAAATTTATCTATAATAGATAAAGTCTTTTCTTGTTTTAACTTCCAAATTATATCTTTGTGATGCTCTTTTAGCCCTTTTTTATCTTGAAGAATATCTAATTTTTTAGAAGTAGACAGCCCGTCAAAAGTAGACAAATGCTCTTGTCTTGAAATAAAGTATTTATCATCTACAGAGGATAAGGCTTGATTTAAAGCTTCATAATGCAATTCTCTGGCGTCTACCAGCACTCCATCTAAATCAAATATAATTAACTTCACCATTAGCTACTTCTACGTAATGTTGTTATGTAGCTGTCTTTGCACTGAAAATATTTGTATCTTAAAATGCAATGATCTTTCATTGGATTCGTTATTAATCTTAGATTTTGTATTAATCCACTTTGTTTTATGTGATACAGTAGTAGTTGATGATTTGAAACTAATGGAGCGCAAGGTACGTTTCCGGGCATTTGGTAATTATTTAAGTTGTCAAAGAGAGTTTTGAATATCCCGATTGTTTGGTCGCTACCGAGCATCCACAAATCCATCAAGCCTTCATTATTATAAGGGTATCCACGGCCATAAAGTTGTAATTTGCTCTCATCAATTTGATCTTCTTGATCGTAAAATAATCCTCTACCGTCTTCAAAGATGTCGGTTACGTTTTCATACTTTGCTCCGATCCAGTTCGATACATAAAGCTCATTTTTGTTTAGTTGTGTAAAGTCTATTGGATTCTCAAAACCCACATCAAACCTTGAAACTAAATTAAAATCGTAAGTTTCTCCACTTGAAGCCTTTAAGTCTAACACCTTTTGTGTTGAACGCCATCGGCTGTAGCACCCCTGTCTACGTCTTGGCTGCTCTGCTGAATCTCCAGCTACATAATCCGGTATATCAAAGACCTCTTGGGCTTCTATAATAGAAGCGCGAGGTTTATAAAGTTCTAATATATTCTGCTCTTGATCTTTAGACCAAGAATGAATGTAAATATCAACGTCGTGATGATCGAAAAGAGACTTTTTATACTTTTCGTAGCCTAATTTTAATATATCTAATGAAGCAGGAGCATAATCTGCCTTGCCGCTGGCTCCACCCACAACTCCGTAAAGACACAGTGATATTTTCATGAAAGTACAAAAATATTATACTCTAATTTAATGAAAATCTCTATTAAAAATCATCCTCTAATACGCCAGAGTTTTGGTAGTCTTTGACTTTTCTCTCAAAAAAGTTGGTCATTGCTCCCGTGTCAACTACCTCAGAAAGCCAAGGGAATGGGTTGTTATCGCTATCAAAGCGGTAATCAATCCCAATTCCCTCAAGCCTCCTGTTGCCGATATACTGCATGTAATCGACAAACATCTCGGCGTTTAAGCCAAGGATGCCACGAGGCAGGACATCGTGAGCGTATTGAATCTCAAGCTCTACAGCTTTTTTGATATGCTCAACCGTTTCTTCCTCGAATTTTTTTGTCCACACCGATGGATACTGTTCTTTGATCGTATTTATTAGATACGTTCCAAACTGGATATGTAAGCTCTCATCTCGGAGAGTATATCTAATTTGGTCAGAAAGTCCCGGTAGCTTATTTTGTCTACCTAACGCCAACAACATAGCGAATCCGCTGAAGAAAAACGTGCCCTCGCAAACTATGTAATATGTAATAAGGTTACGTAGGAACTCTCGTTTACCTTCTATAGTTTTGGTGGTAAAATCACTACGATTAACATCTGTGGTGATCTGCATCAAGAAATCGTCTTTAGCTTTGATTGAAGGGACGTTGAGATACGCTTCATAAACGTCATCAACCTTTAGATTAAAGCTGTCACAGCACGTTACAACTGTCCAGTTGTGCAGAGACTCTTCGTAAGCTTGTCTCAAGATGTATTGCCTACATTCAGCATCGGTAACGTATCTGGCTACCGTCAGTAGCAAGTTGTTAGCAACCAATGATTCGCTTCCAGCAAAAAATCCAAGACACCTTTTAACTAATAGTTTTTCATCTTTGGTGAGTTCGTCGCTTTTCCATTGCGTAACATCATTGTTCATATTGATCTCGGCTGGACTCCAATTATTGGCAACCGATTTCAAAAAATTATCCCATACGTTTTTGTGTTTATGTGGCAGAATTTGATTAACTCCAGCCACCTCTTCTCCTAGTAACATTCCATTTTTACTCATTTTTTTTCTTTCTATTGACAGCTTTCACAGGTTGGGTCGAGAATAGAGCAAGCTTTCGGCTCTGATTTGGTCTCAACCGTGGTAGATTTTTCGATTTTACTAGCAGAACGATTTCTTAGGTAATAAGTAGACTTCAATCCTTGATCGCGGGCGAACATATACAAATCGTTCAAGTATTTCAAGCTAGTATTTTTATTAAATAAATTTAAAGATTGACCCATATCAATCCATTTTTGTTTAGCCGCAGCGGCTTCAATCAGTTTAAATTGATCTCTGTCAAAAGCCGTACAAAATCTGGTTTTAAGGTCTTTGTTGATCAATTCGTCTGACAATTGCGACAGATCACCGTCAACAGCTTTGATAGCTTCTACCAAAGCAGAACTCCAGATACCCAATTCTTTGCACTCTTTAACAAACCATTCATTAACGATTGTTAAGTTGCCGCTTTTATTTTCATAAACAAACAAAGTTGAAAAATCTGGCTCAATACAAGGAGAGCAACCTTGAATGTAAGATATGGTCGCGGTTGGAGCAATTGCCATAGTATTACTATTACGCATTCCATTTTCTTTAATATTATTCCTCAAGGTTTTCCAGTCAAGCTCTGGGCAAAATTTCTTGCCACGGTGAACCATAGGCTTTTGGCCAAGGTAGTCCATCAGGTTTTTGTAAGTATCTATTGGAAGGATATCTTTACTCCACAAGGAACCTTCGTAGGTAGAGTAGGTTCCCCTTTCTTTTGCTAACGCATTGGAGTTTGAGATACAATGATAAGAGATAAATTCATAAAGCTCATCAGAAAACTTTACGGCATCATCACTGGAAAAATCTACCTTGTAAGCATGAAAAACGTCAGCCCAACCCATGCTACCAGCACCAACTGGGCGGTGTTTAAGGTTTGAGTTTTCTGCTTCTTTAGTTGGGTAGAAGTTCAAGTCGATAACGTTATCAAGCATTCTCATTTGAATCTTGATTGTATCAGCCAGCAGTTCGAAGTCTAACGTGTTATCATCTTTGATATGCTCTTTCAGGTTTACAGAACTCAGGTTGCATACCGCAGTCTCACCAACTTCAGTCTTTATTCCCGTATCGTACTTAGAGTGCTTTGTGTGGAGAAAAATCTCAGTGCAAAGATTTGAGCTATGCACAACGCCTTCATGAATGTTTGAGTATCTCATGTTTGCGTTGTCTTTAAATGTCATCCACGGATGCCCTGTCTCAAACAAGACTCTGAGCATCTTCTTCCACAGGTCTTTGGCTTTCATGACTTTGTGGTTTTCGATCTCTCCTTCGTCCGCTAACTTGCAATACTTTTTGTACCTTTTATCGAACTCTTGGCCGTATAGGTCATGCAAATCTCTAGTGTCGGATGGAGAGAATAAGTACCAATCTTCATCGTTTTGGACTTTTTTAATGAAGAGGTCAGGCAACCAGTTCGCTGTATTCATATCATGACAGCGACGGCGCTCATCTCCAGTATTCTTTTTTAAGTCTAGAAAATCTTCGATATCCAAGTGCCACGGCTCAATATAAGCACAACCTGCTCCGGGCCGTTTCCCGCCTTGATCTACAGCGATTAGAGTATCGTTGTAAATCTTGAGCCAAGGAATAAGACCTGAAGACTTACCATTTGTGCCTTTAACGTAAGAGTTACTTGATCTGAAGTTTGTGACATCAAAGCCAAGACCACCAGCAAACTTAGATTTACGAGCTTCTTGCCAAAGCCCCTCAAAGATTCCATCAATAGAATCATCAAATGTGTTTAGATAACAAGAGCTTAATTGACTTCTATTAGTCCCGCTATTGAAAAGAGTGGGCGTAGAACAACATAATCTAAATGTAGATAAAATATTATAAAATTCAATTGCTGCCGATTCTTTATCTTCCTCGTTGAGAGCTAGTCCCATAGCCACTCTCATCCAGAAAGATTGAGGAGCCTCCATGCGTCTGCCATCAATGTGAAGTAAATATCTATCGTAGACCGTTTGAAGGCCGAGGTACTTAAACTTGAGGTCTCTGTCTGGCTGAATTGCTGTGGCAAGCTTTTTTAAGTCAAAGCTCAACATCTTCTCGCTGAGAAGCTCAGATTTTACCAGCTTCTTGATATTCTTAACAAAGCTTAGTCTATACTGCTCTTCAAAAATATCGTGATCTCGCGACTCACCAAAGACCTCTTTGTGGACACTGGCTAAAAGAAAACGTGCGGCAGCGTAAGTATAGTTAGGCTCCTTCTCGATCTTTTGTCGAGCACTCATGATTAGAGCCTTGTCGATTTCGTTGGTTGTGATTTTATCGTAAAGCTGAACGTGTGCGTCTAGTACGATTTCACTGGCAGATACATCTTCTAAATTCTCACAAGCTCTTTCGGCACATAAATTAATTTTATTGATGTTTAGTTTTTCTAGGCGTCCGTTGCGTTTTTTAACATTAATTGAACTCATTTTTTTAAAAATCCTATCTGCTTTACAGGCGAAGTGTATTTCTACTTTACATCATTTTTGGAGATGAGTAAAGAAAAAAAGGTTGTTGTGAATATTTTTTGTTAACGGCGGAAGTTAAAGTGTAAAGTCGGTCTTCTTCGCGTCTGACCGAACCATGCCGTTACGTTTTTTAGAATAATCTTCTTGAGATTTTTTCAAGATTTTATCCTCACCGTATTTCTGTTTTCTCTTTTCGCTTGCCTCTTTCGAAGCGTCCCAAAGGTCTCCCATAGTTCCTTTTCTGTTCTCGGTATATTTTAAGAAACCTTCTTCTGTGCCATCGTTGCTACTATCTACAGATGCGTTAGGCTTGGTCCAGACCCTTTGCCATTCCGTTCCTTCAGAATCAACAAAAACATGAGCATCTTTCATGGATTGCATTACTTCCACTACTTCTCCTGTTTTGGGGTGCTGATATAAATAAAATGGCATTAATTAATTATCTCCAAGATTTTATCCAAGCTTTTACCAGTGCTGAAGTCGTCTTGTATTTTTAAGCCTTCGTGATTGACTTTATCCGCTTCAAATCTTTTGATAGCTTCTTCGCACCCACTCAAGAAATCGTCTTCGTTAAAATCGAAGATTTGCCCTTGGTTAACTGGTCGGCCTTCGTGGAAGAATATTCCATCAACCGACGACTTCATGCCACTTGGCTGAATCAAGACCGAGTTTTTGTCATTAGCCCAATCTTTGTAAGCGTGAGCGTCGAGGATTACAGAATGCTTGCCTAAACCAACCGACTGAAACTCTGGCAACCCCCAACCTTCGCCACCGGACATTCCGATTACGATATTTCCAGAATTCAAAAAATCATTATATAATTTATTTGTATCTAAAAATTTTAAGAAGTTTATATTAAAGTATTTGTTACCTTTTAATGCTTGCCCTATAAGTTCCGAGTTCTGTTTCTCGTTTAAGAACGGGTTCCATAATTGGCAATTTAAATAATACTTTTTATTGTTGCCGTATTTTTTGGCCCAAGCTGAAAGTATCTTTGCGTGATTTTTTCTATGTTCGAATTTGCCGCACAATGTAAATACAATGCGATCATCTTCAAAATACTTTTTATCTAAAACTTTGAAGTTATGCATATCAAAGCCAAGGGGCGCGTACTCCACATTGTCAGCACCAGCAGCTTTAAATATGTCGCAAGAATATTTAGACGTTAAAATTACTTTGTTGTTTCTGTTGCAAACCGAAAGCTCGAATTTAGTAGGATTATCCAGTTCGTAAAAAGACATCAAGAACTGATTATCAGTCAAGGAGTATAAAGACTCTTTGTTTAGATGCCAGAGTTTGAAAGTATTCGAGGTTCTATCGAATCCATCTGTGATTCGCCCACATTTAATTTTTAACCACTCCAAAAACTTTCTGTCGTCTTCGTTGTCTTGACTGAAGCCTTGAGTGTGTAGGTCTAGTTTATCTTCGCGAGCGGATACTATGCAATCCGTGTCACGAACGAAAGCCTCCTTGAGCAGATTTACAGCAACCTGCCCAAAGGAGACCCCGTTTATAGGTAGATCAAAGATCAATTGCTGCATTACAGCAAATCTTCTCCTTGAGATGCGGCTTGCGCCGTTTCTACTTGTTGACCTCCGTTGTCAGAGGGTTGAGTCGCGCCTAGAGGCTTGGACTCGTACATCCGATAATCAGGTTGGTTATCGGCTGTCTTTTTGTCGTTCCGAAAAACTACGACTTTTCTGGTTTTACCATCGCTGCCAATTACATGGCCAGCTAGGTATTGCATTCCTCCTTTAGAGGTACGCTTCCAGAGTGCGCCCAGTTCTTCGGATTGTTGTTTGTTACTTGTGTTAGTACTTGTGTTACTCATGAATCTCTACCTTAACATATTTTTGATTCGGTGTCAAACAAAATCTCTAAATTCTTTACTTTTTATTTTTTTATTTAGAACCGCAACGCCTTTATCGTGCAAATTTATAGCAGTTTGAATACTTATATTAAGGTTTTTGGCAATATTATTCCAAGTTGTTTTCTTTGAATCCGAAAAATATCTTAATTGAAAAACTTTTTTTATTCTTTTGTCTTTGAGTTGACTGAGAATGTTTCCGGTAAACTCTCGCAAGTCATTAAAGTTTTCTGTGGGTTGCTCGTCGCAAGTTTTTTTGTCTATGTGGTAAACGAGTTCTTTTTCTTCTACGCAGACATACCTTTTATTGCTGTTGATTATATTAAGGCAATGATATCTCGTATAATTACCTAACCAAGTAGAAAATTTGGTATTTTTATTAGTTTTAAAGGTTTGAGCGGCTTTAAATATGATAAAGCTTTTCTCATCGAGAACGTCGCGTACAGAAACGCCTTTGGTGCTGAGTGCAGAATTGTATTTTGAGCATATTTTATAGCAAAGCGCGGAATGCTTTTCTATTAATTTTTTGAGGCTCGTTTCACAATTTTCGTTTTGTACTTTTTCCGTTAGATATAAGTCTTCGTCTGTTTTCATCCTTTGCCCAAATATAGGACGAAAAAACTTAATTAAATATTTTAAGATTTTAAAAAGAAAGTCTACCTTCAGAGAGAGCGTTAATATCGTCCATAGCCTTGGTAACGAACGGAAATAAAGACTGCCTCCAATCTTCCTGCTTTAATCTAGGCCATTCCACTCTTACATCAGCTAGTTTCTTGATTTTTGGGTCATTTCTGGCCTCCTCTTCGTTACATGGGGTTACGTAATCTCTCAGCAACGCCCCTTCATGGGGGTCGGGTATTTGGTCGTACATAGAAACGTGAACTAAAACACCTCCTAATTCCTCTTTGAGCCAATAAATCTCATCTTTTTCGTAATCACAGTATCTTATATCAGTTATAACAGCAATATCATTAGAGTTTTTGTATTTCTGTAATTCTTCTGATACTAACTCAATCCAGTGCCTACCTTGGGTCTCGTGCCTTTTTTGCGTAGCATGAAAAACGAGAAAATCACGAATAATTTCTTTTTCTTCGCGAGAGCAGTTCAAAGCGTCAATGCCGTAATTAGGCAGAGTCCAAGCACTCGCTTCTTTTTTCAAGAGGTCCGCTAACGCTACCCTCTTGACGCTTCGCGATTTAATAAGTTCTTGAAAAATAGAGAAGAACGTATCCTTTCCTGAACCTGCGACACCCGAAAGACCAATAATCATTTTTTTATATTATTAAGTTTTTGTTTAAAAATCAAGACGAATTTTAAGTTGTGTATACTTTTTCTTTAGAAAAGACACAACACCCCCATCGCTGGGGGGTTGCTGCTGTGCGACTTTTCTTCGTAGCTCTGTGTTTTTGACATGGATGAGACATTCCACCACACCGCAATTGGATAAAATCCAAAACCAACTACCCAATTCAAGGCGAGAGAAACCGTTCCACAAAAAACTCTACTTACGTTGGTTCACCTAGCATCTGCTTACGCTGGGGTCACGCTTTGGTAATTAACCAAATGTTTTTTGATCGTGTGCGAACACGACCAGCTTATTCACCCATTGGCGGGACAACAGCCAATTGTCCAGTCTACTGCATTCGATTGCCGCAGGGAAAACTCCTCTGATTTCTCTCAGTGAGCGTAAAAGGGCTTCCTTTTTATAATACGCATGACCATAACACATTTTTGGTTATCAGTCAACGTTTTTGTCTAGCAGACTTTGAACTTTGTAGTGTCTGCAAAGAAGAAGTATATTTTTAATATCTTTTGGAGATAGGTCTGTGGAATCACATCTGTCAAGCTGATCTTCGATTTCGTCGCAAAATTCGTTGATTACATCGGCTATATCTTTCGCAAGAGCGGCGTTTATTTCTACTTCTTGTTCGTATTGTTCTATTGGCTTAGATAAAACCCAGTATTCTTTTTCGTGTATCTCGTAGCGGGTAATTAATTTTAATTGTATGAGTTTGTCGAGGCCAGCGCGGACCGCAGCGGTTTCTCTTTCCTTATTCTCTGATATTAAAACAATTTTATTAAAATCCTCTTCGATACAGAAAGAATCGTTTTTCAAAAACCACTCAACAAGAGAATTGGATGCATCTAAAACCGTCATATATAAAATACTAAAGAAAAAAGCACTATTGATCAAAAAAAAGTTGACTTATTTTAAAAAACATGCTATCATATACTGATGACTAACGAAACAGAAAATGAAAGCGGGGCGCGGAAAAAGCGCAGAGGAAGACCTAGTTTTGAATTTCCTTGGCCACAGGCAGAGTTCACAGCAGAGCAGATTTATAACTCCTTGGAGAATAAATTATCCAGAGTTTCAATTCATTCGAAAATCAATAAGGCGGTATCCAGAGGAGAATTAGCCAAAGTCGGCACAATCAAGCCACGCACGGGGCGTCCTAAATCAGTATACAAAAGAGTTGATGTCTCTTAGAGTTTCATGGGATCAATACGCCCTTGATCTAGCCAAAGCGGCTTCAAGGCGAAGCGAAGACCCCTATCACAAGGTAGGGGCTTGTGCTTTGGGGGAAGATAACAGGGTTCTAAGCTTGGGCTATAACGGTCTAATGGCTGGAGCGGATGTTGATGTTGAGTTTTGGAAAGATAGGGATGCTCGCCGCCCGTACATGATTCACGCAGAAGTGAACTGTTTATCTTTGTTTAAATCTGGAGAATGTAAGACTTTAGCCGTAACACTTTTACCTTGTTCTTACTGCGCGGCGATGATAGCGGCCTACAAAATACCACGAGTTGTTTATTCCGAAGTTTACAAAAGAGACACAAAAGCTTTAGATATTTTTAAGTTTTATAATATAGAATTAATAAAATTATGATTTTACCTTTGTTAGTAGACTCTTTTACTTGTAGTCTTATCTTTGTATTTGCTCTTGTTGTATGGAATGAAACCAATGCGATTGTAGAATACGGTAGATTATTTGGTTTGAAATTTTGCGAGTACAAAACTCAAGAAGAGATAGGTATAAAATTCGTAGACTTCTTGGAAATGAGATACGGAGGCAATTTTTTAATTAAATTGATTTGTTGCCCGATTTGCCTAACAACTTGGCTATCTTTAGCGGCGGCGGTTTATTATGAGAATTATTTAGTTTTCTTTATTTCTTTTTATGTTACTTTGATGATGTATTTTTCTTTCAAAAAAATAATGTCAATGAGCGATGAATAGTAAAACTATAAACTCCCCGAAAGAATTAGCGGATTGGTTTAAAAGTAATGAAACGCTACAAAAAGAATTTCCTGCGACTCGCGACTTCATTATGGCTCACGATAATCTAGGAAAAGGCTGTAGCTGCAAGAAAAACGCAAAATTTAAAAATCTTCATAGAATTTTTTTTCATATTATTTCTATACTAAAGTCTCATGAACCTATTTTATCAGCTTTCAAAGAGTGTATGGAGATAGATGAATTAATAATTAATATTCCAAATTTTTCAGAACAAGAAATTAAATTATAATGAACACCAAAATTATTGAGTTCAATAAAAGAATGATCGGCAAGCGTATTCTAGTTGTATCTGAAGAGTACGAAGGCCCAGCCAAAATTGTTGAAGTAATTGACGAAGAGAATTTCTTGGTTCAAACCAAAGATTCTCAAAAGTTCGAAGTCTCAATGTTCGACATCAGATCGCTAGAAAATGCCTAAAAAAAATAAACAGGCGAAAACTGGAGCGGGGAAAGGTAGTTCTCCAAGGAACTGTTTTTCTAAAAAATATAAAGATAATTACGAACAAATAAATTGGGGCAACAAGAAAAAGAAAAAAAGCGATTGACATTTCTTAAAAAACATGCTATAGTTAATTTATGAAATTGATCGTAGCAACCTTACTAATCGCAGCTTCATTATCCGCAAGCGACAATGGAGAAAATAAACTTAAAATCAAAGCTTTCCAAGAATTATCTCCAGAGGCTATTCTGGATACTTTCAATCTTCGGTTTCAAGAAAATCAGCTAAACCAATTCGGAACAAGATTTTGGGCTGTAAAAGAAAGCGATAAAACGGACGAGTATTTATTGTCGGGCTTGGTTCCTTTGTATAACAGAAACTATAAAATTCGCAACAAAAAGATTGGTTGGATTGAATTAAGCTTCTATAAACCTCGGCAAAAAACTCACCTTCATTGGCGTTGTTGGAAGGCTAATTATATATTTATTGAAGAATAATTTGAGGCTCGCATCTGCCTCACGCTGGTCTCTGAGTGCCATGCTGAAAGGTGCGTACCCCGAAACTCAGTAAGGTCGTGCCTCACCTTGAGACAAAGAGGCAAACTGTCTCGGTGGCAGTTGACTAGTAAAAGAGTCAGCGAGTCACACAGACAACCTAAACCTCCGTTTTTCGGGGGTTTTTTGTTGGCATAACCGATGCTGTACAAAGGTATCATGAATAGACTACTTACTAATTCACTTTGGGATGTAATGCATCAACTCGATGGCTTTAACTTTGCTGACGGAAAAGATCGTTACTTAAAAGAAACTGAGGATGGTTACTCTTACAAAGTAAACATGGCTGGAATCAAAAAAGATAATATAAACATTAAAATAAATGAAAATTTGATTGATGTTTGGGCGGAGCAAGATGGCCACAAATATAGATCGTGGGCATATATTCCAAAACAAGCTGACTCTTCAACAGGAAAAGCTAAATACGAAGATGGTCTTTTGACGATATCATTCGATAAAAAAGAAAAACACAAAACGATTGAATTAAAAATTAATTAGCTAGTCTCATTGATCGCGGCTTTAGCCGTTTTTTAAAAAAATAACAACAATACTAAAAAAATGGAAAAAACAATTACTATTAATACTAATTATGCAAGAATCGCTTTGATGCTACTTGCTTTTAACTTCATTCTTACCGGATACGCAATTAAGACAATTGCGGATTTACCACGACAAGGAGAGGTTGAAACCGAAACGGTAGAGCAAGTTGCCTCAAATACAGAAGAAGCCACAGAATAAATATAAATAAAATAACACTTTTGCCCGTAGTTGTTTTAGCAATTGCGGGCTTTTTTGTGTAATACTAGACATGTACGGAAAACGCATAAACCTAGATGGTCACGGAAAATGGGGAAAATGTATAAAAAATTTATGGAAAAAACTTTGGTGTTGCGGGCTTTTGATGTGTGACCCCAAAAAATGTGATTGCAATTGTCACAAAAAATGTAAAAATTGTAAGTGCGACAAATAATATATTAAGGATTTTTAAAAATGGAACTCGACTTCACTCCTCAAATCATAGCAGAAAAAGAGAAAAAAACTCTCAACAAGCCATTTCGTACCCCAAACGGTCCGAAGAAATTTTCGGTGTACGTAAAAAACGAAAAGGGAAATATCGTAAAAGTAAATTTTGGTGATCCAAATATGGAGATCAAAAGAGACGACCCAGAGCGTCGAAAAAATTTCCGCGCTCGCCATAATTGCGATAATCCCGGCCCTAAAACAAAAGCCCGCTACTGGTCTTGTAAATTTTGGGAGTCCAACAAGTCGGTAACGGACTACCTTAAAAGCTCTGAGAATGATTGGGATGGACAAACTTTTGCCGATATTGATGAGTTAATTGACGCCTATCCGGCCTTGGCTTTTGTGGAAGAGGAGATTACAGAAGAAGCTGAAGCTGACTGCGGTTGCGAGCATGAAGAGCAAACGGAGGCGGAAAAAGGCCGCGATCACGAGCCAAAGATGTTGGCGGTTCAATTAATGAAGATTTCAAAACAGGCTGGAGATTTGGCCGAAATGATGAAGTCTATCGACCCTCACACGGATATTGATTCTTGGGTTCAAGATAAAATTTCTGTTGCAACCCATCACATTGAAGCCGCCTATGATTACATGATGTACAGTGAAATTCAAGAGCCACAAAAAATGATGGACATGAGTGGCGGTATGTATAAAAAGTACGGAATGCGTAGTTACAAAAAGAATTACGGCTACTACATGAAAAAAACTGGCTACTACATGAAGGAGGCTAAACACTATTCGGATTACGGTTTGAAAGCGGGTAGTGATATGTCTAAATATGTTTTTAATAATCCCGGCGAAGCTATGAAAAAAGCGAAAGAAATGGGATTAGATAAAATTCACACTCACGAGACCGATGATGGTAAAACTATATTTATGCCCGGTCCAAGTCATGAAGTGTTAATGAAGAAGATTAAAGAGATGTCGGCCCACCACTACGACAAAGATTCAAAAAAGAAAAAGAAAAAGAAAAAATACTCCAAAGCCTCTCCAGATGTAAATGACCACTACTTTAAAACTAAAGAAGAGGCTATGAAGGATGCTAAAAAGCTCGGCTTAGAAGGCATACATACTCACAAGACAGAAGACGGAGAGACCCTGTATATGGCTGGCCCGAACCATGAAGCTTTCATGAAGCGTCACAAAGAAATTGTAGAAAAGAAGACAATATAAAATGGCTCCATTAACAGGATTTACAAACTCAAACTTTCTAAGAAGCGCTATTCACGCGAGTAGCTCTTCTGGTGATTTTATGGCTACCGGAGCAGGAGACAACTCCTACCAAAGTCAAATAACAGGGCTGCTAAATTCTGGTAATGCTGTTGACCAAGTTCAACTCAGAGATCACTTGGGTAGAGAATATTACAGAAAACTAGATACATTTGGTTTAACGCCAACTAACAAAGATACTTTGGACGCTGGCTTTAGACCAACAACTTTTACTGGCCTTTACACTTTATAAAAATGCAAAACGATTACGAAATGTCATTTGAAGAGTTCGCCTCTGTCATGAGTGCCGAAGAACTTATTGAAGCAAAAAAAAGACCCGGACCTAAATCTGGAGCGCAAACACCTTCTAAACCAAGTGAACGTCGGCGCGGCTCCAAGAAAAATAAACCCGGAAGTGCTGGTAAAAAAGGCGGTAAAATCACCTTCTCAGAAAAGACGATCACGAGTCTTAAAAACAAAGTCAAAGAGCACAACGAAAAACACAAAAGAAAAGTTACGTTGACCCAACTCAAAAAAGTTTATCGTCGTGGAGCGGGGGCTTTTTCAGTTAGCCACAGACCGGGCCAAAGCAGACATTCTTGGGCAATGGCGAGGGTTAATATGTTTTTGAAAATGGTTCGCGGCGGCAAAGTAAAACAATCCTACAGAGACGCAGATAAAGATTTAATGAGTAAATAAAATTATGAAAAAATATTTTTTATTAATGTTGGCGTCCGCATCCATATTCGTAATTGGTTGCAGTGGCAATAATTCCGGTTGTTGCGATTGCGCTTGTGGAGAGCAATGCTGTTCAACCGACAAATGCCCCGCAGCCGATTGCGATTGCGAATGCCCCAGCAAGGACGACAATGCCACTACCTAGTAGAAAACTAAAAGAAAAGAAAAAAGACTTTTTATCGCGATGCATGAGCGATGATAAAGTTATTTCTGAATTTCCAGACAACAAGCAAAGATATGCGGTTTGCCAAACTCAACTATCTAAAGGTGAAACTTTGGAAGTGGAGTACAAAAAAGAAAAATAACATTATGCCAGAAGAGAATGCCGCGCCTCCTACTCCGTCAAACCCGTCAGATCATCAAGTTCAAACCGTGATCATGGAAAATGGTAATCCTTACCCAACAGGAGTTTTTACTACTAGCGTTGAATCAGAAGATTAATATTTTATTATTTTTACTTCTATTCTTCTGTCTTCTATAAAACCTTCATTAAATACGTACTCTACGATACTTTCTTTTTCCGCTTCCGTCATTAGCTGTAAAAAGTCATAAATTCTAATTTCACTCGAAGCCCAGTGGTCAGAGTTGAAAATTTCTATTGTATATCCCAATACTATTATTTTATACTGGTCTTCCACTTTTTTATTTACACCTTAATATAAATAGTGTAATATATATATGAGATTATGGAGAAAACGGTGAGATTTTTATTAGTTTCTTGCTTGGCTTTTAGCCTTTCTCTAAATTACTTCGGATATCAAGAATTAAACAAAAGTAGAAACGCCGTTGAATATTTAAATAAATACAAAACCGCGTTTTTGCAAGTGATGAAAAATTTAGGGATTCGCGGCGATCAAATAGAAGATATCGTCAATACTATTGACCAAACCAAAGAAACTAAGTAAATAGGTTTTAAATGATTAATTTAAGCAAGAATATTTGCCTTGTTCTAAATTCATCGTGGCAACCTATTTCTGTTAAAAGCGTCAAGGAGGCCGTTTCAGATTTATTTTCAGGAAATTTCAAAGCCATAAATATAAACTACGATTCAGAAGGCAACGTTACCGAAATAATGCCAATGGATTGGGATCGGTGGATTGAATTAGATATATCAAAAGAAGACTACTATATTACATCACCAAACCTAAAGATAAAAATTCCTACAATTTTAGTTGCTACTAATTTTAATAAGATTATTTACAAGTCTCCGAAACTAAGCGCAGAGAACATTAGAAAAAGAGATAATAATATTTGCCAATACACGGGCAAAAAACTTTCTTTTAAAGATGGTTCAATTGATCACATCGTTCCCAAATCTCGTGGAGGTAAGGATACTTGGGATAACTTGGTTCTGTGCGAGAAAAAATTAAATACTATAAAAGGAAACAAAACGCCGGACGAAGCTGGTTTAGAACTTTTGAATAAACCCAGAAAACCGCAAAAAAGATCATTTTCTGATGAACTAACAAACCTACAACACAAAGATTGGAGTCACTTCGTAATATGAATGATACCGTTCAAGAGCTAACCGACGTATTTGAGGCCAATATTTGCAACCCTGATGTAGATTATTACCGATGTTTCAATAACTTTACGGATGTTCTGATAGAGATTCAAAAATTAGACTTGGAAGATAATAAAAAATACGATAAATCACTTTTGACAGAATTTTTGACTTGGGGTACAGAGATGCTTAGAGTAAAATATATAGACCCTAAAGGCATAACAGGCATGACTTTTGTAAATTGGAAAAAAGATCATTCACGAGTTAACATTTGGAAATAAAATGAAATTTTACGAAGTTCAGGAACAGTTAAATAATCTACACTGGAAGCACATAGCATACTTCAAGAAGAAGGCAGATGCCGAAAAATACGTAGAACAGCACAATACTAAAGTGACAGTTTATCCAACAAGAATAAGGGAATGCAAGTTTAGCAAATTAAGTGATTTTTAAACCGTGGCTCTGTAGCTCAGTGATAGAGCACTGGTTTTGTAACCCAGCGGTCAGCGGTTTGAATCCGCTCAGAGCCTCCATGCGGGATTAGTTTAATGGTAAAATAGGAGTCTTCCAAACTCTAGTTGTCGGTTCGATTCCGTCATCCCGCACCATTTAAATATGCCAATTTGGAAAAATACTGACTCTGGCTGGAAAACAGTTCCTCTGATGTACGACTGTTTGAATCAAGACGTTTTCTTTTGCGGTGGCGGTCCTTCATTAAAATCCGTAGACCCACACAAAATAAAGCAGTCGGGGGTATTGGTAGCTGGCGTTAACAACGTTTATCCATATATAAAGCCAGATATTTGGTTCGCGATGGATGACCCAGAGTGTTATTCTAGGCAGGTTTTTTGGGAGCCGTTTATAAAAATAATGCGCGGTGGGTATCAAAATAGATTATGCGAAGGTCGTGAAATTAGTAAAAATTATAATCTTTTTTATGCCGACGCAAAAAAGTTTCCGAATCAAGAAGATTTGTTTTCCGCAAAAAATCAAGACGTTAATTTTATATGGAAGAAAAACACGATGGCTTTGGCTCTACATGTTCTGTACTGGATGGGTGCGAAGAAAATATATTTAGTTGGTTGTGATTTAAGTAACAAAAATGGAGATTACCACCACGGACAAGTATTATCTAAAGAGAACAAAAAATGGAACGCGAATTGTTATTATCACATAGTAAAATGGTTAAAATGGTTCAATGAAACCGGAAAAAAATATGACGTAGAATTAATATCTTGCACAAAAGATTCGCCAATAAATGATTTTTTGAGATACGTGGAATTAGATGATGCTTTAGAATTAACAAAGAAAGATATACCTTGGGGGGGTGAATTAACACATGTGAGTGACCTTAAAAAATGAATTACTTATTTGATATCGACGGAACCTTGACTTATCCAATGCAGAAAATGGAGGGCCAACACGTTTATACATTTCTTAATTGGATGCAAAATAAAAACGTTTATTTAGTGGCGGGCAGCGATTATGGAAAAATCGCCAAACAATTACCGTTCAGCGTTTTAAACAGATGCAATGGTGTTTTTACCTGCATGGCAAACGAATTAAGAGTTGGACAAAAAGTAATTTATCAAAATGAATTTAAACCGCCGATTAGATTACAAAATTTATTATTAGATTTTAAGCAAGAATCTAAATGTCCGAACAAGAAAAAAGACTTTGTAGAAACCAGAACAGGAATGATTAATTTTTCCACGCTTGGCCGAAGCGCGTCCCAAAAAGAAAGAGAAGAATATTTCGCGTGGGATAAAAAGAATAAAGAACGCATCAAGATAGCAAAAAAAATAGAAAAAGAATTTCCAGAATTAGAAGCCAAAATTGGCGGGCAAATCAGCATGGATATCCAAAGGCTTGGAAGCAATAAATCCCAAGCCAGCAAATGGGTGCGCGAAAATGTCGGTGGGAAGATAGTCTACTTCGGGGATAAGTTTGATAAAGACGGAAATGATTATGATATAATGATTGACGTAAACAGAGAGAATGGAGTGGCCCATAGAGTAAATTCACCCGTAGATACTTTTAAAATTTTATCAGAAAAATATTTTTAGATGCCAAGAAAGGTGGAGGCGTCGAAGAGGCTCGTACCTGCCTCACGCTGGTGACTGAGTGCCATGCTGAAAGGTGCGACTAGGGAAACTCAGATATTCAGCGCGGCGGTACACTTAATTTGTGCCGCTGCGTTTATTTTTTTTATGGCCAAATATTTATTGAAAAAGTTATTACTTAAAATGTAATATTATGTGTGAATGATAGTTATGAGTCTTTTGAAGTAACTGTCAATGGCATTGAAGTAAAAGTTTGCACCTACAGTGTTGGACTCGAACGAATTATCGTCCTTGACAGATACGATGATATTTGCATACAGGAAATCTTAAATATAGTTAACTATTTGAGAACCGAAGGTTTTCTTTTTTCAAATTCTCGCCCGAAAATTGAAATTGTAAAAGCCGTTTAATAGCAAAAATATCTTGCATTGTTTGCAAAAATGTGCTATAGTTACTGTACAATGAATGGTACAGAAACCAAAAAACTGCTGGAAGCAAAAGTTCTCAATATCGACAAAAAAATTGTTCAGTGGGAAGAAAAATTAAATATTCTAATTGAACAACGCGAAACCGCCGAATTATACGACCCCGATTCTCAGGAAGTACAAAACATCGATAAAGAAATTAGAAAAATTCTTTTAGCCAGCGAAATGTACAAAGTAGAATTGGCAAAGTTAGAAACAGAATTAAATAAATTTTTAGTAGAAGAAGCCTTCAATGGCGAGCGCAATTCACGAAACAAAAATAAAATATTTTAACATGCCTCAAAAGAAAAAATATTACGTTGTTGTTTCCAAGGGGCAGAAACACGTTTATGGAGCCTTCGATTTTTCGAAAGAAGGCTGGAAAAAAGCAAAAGATTACGCTAAATTACTCAAGCAGAATGGGGGTGAATTTGAGGTCGTAGAGGGCAAATGAAAGACTATAAAAATTTAGAAGATAAAGAACTTTGCAGTTTAGCGGCTAAACAAGACGATTTGGCTTTCAATGAGTTAATTGAAAGAAATTCAGAATATATGATGGCGGTTGCTTGTAAATTCGCGGACACTCGCGACGAAGCTAAAGATGTCTTTCAAAAGTCTTTAATTAAAAGCTGGAAGTATCTTGCTAACTTTAGAAATGATTGCGCTTTTAGAACTTGGATTTACAAGATAATCAGAAATACTGTTTATGATCACTCTCGCTGGAAGTCGTCGAAAGCAGAGATTTCTTTAGAGGGAGAACTGACAAACGGCTCATCAAGATGGCCTCAGTTTATGAAATTTGGAAACATTGATTTTATTACAAATAATGTAAAAATTTACCCCGCCGATTTACAACAAGATATATTTAAAACTATCAATGCGAGCGCAGTATTTGAAGAGGCTCAAGTAAAACAAAAAACACCCGCTGAACAAAATCAAAGAGAAGAAGATTTAAAACATTTAAAAGTTTTTGTAGAAGAAGCCCTTAGTAAATTAAGCATTGAACACAGGCAATGTTTACTAATGTTTGCGGATGGATTAACTTACGAAGAGATGGCATTGGCGCAAAAAGTTCCGATTGGAACGATTATGTCGAGATTATTTTATGCTCGAAAAAAAGCTCAACATGCTTTTAGACATTTGAAAGAATATATAAATTAAGTGTAAAACCCGTAGGCGTGTACCTGCCTCACGCTGGTCTCTGAGTGCCACGCCGAAAGGTGCAATATATGAAACTCAGCAAGGCCGCCCCGCCTTGACCCAAGGGGTAAAAATTTTGGGGGCGTTCTGGATTCGATTTAGATTCTGACGCCAAATAGCAAGCAGAGGATGATAGTTGGCCTCTTAAAAATCTATCATGTAATCAAATGCTAACAATGCAGTTGATATGGCTCCTTCGGTAGCTGAAGCTGATGCGATCCTCGCTCAGTTTGGCTATCAAGAAGCCGCGATGGCAGCATAGTTCTGCCCCGTCCTGCTCAGGATTCTCGCTAGTGAGACAGGGCGACGATAGCGAGAAAAAAACTAGGGCCGAGCAGCACTAGAATAAAAGGTTGCTCAAAACTCGTGTAGGCCGTTTGTCGGTGACATGCCAAGCGAGTGTTTAACACCGACTAAGCTTGTAGAAGTTTGGAACCGAGGGTTCTAAAGACAGGGGTTCGACTCCCCTCGCCTCCACCAATTTAATATCTGGAGTCTCATGTTTTCGTGTAATAATATATATGAAACGCGATTCGAGACTTCAAAAACAAATAACAAAGTGTCGTGCAGTAGCGCGAAAATTTGGTTATAAATTATCTGTTGATACAACAGAAGATGATGAATCTTATATCATTACAAATGAAGAAACAAAAAAAGCAGTAATAATTGGCCTTGTTGAAATAAATGGCGATGAAGTAATAGTCTCTTATTCTATGAACGTTTACAAATGGAAGTGGGCGTTAGATGAAGGCTTTACAAGGGACGAAATAATGGATAAATTATCTGACGAAGTATTTTCTACTATTACATTAGAGTATGCTCCGTATTATTTATGCGATCAGACGAAATAAAAAATAAAGAAAAGGTTATTGATTTTTTAGATCAAATAATCGATCACGCCGAACAAGAAGATAAATTGCACAAACTTCAAGCCATCCAGCATCACAAGGCTTCTCAAGCCATAGGTGAAAGTTGGATGGTTTTTCATTTAAAAGCTTTAAAACAATTAATAGAAGAATAATTGTAATGTTTGACATAATAAAATGCGAATATCAACTACCTATTACGGATGAAATAAAATCCAAGTTAGGAGACGATATAGATTTTTTTAAAGTTGATTGGCAAACCAAGAGTTTTGAAGATTGCCTTCTCGATAAATATACAATCGAAGATGACGGGCAAATATACAAAGACATAATCAAAAGAAAATACAACGAAGAAAAACAATATGTTGAAGAGAAATTTGAAGGAATAGAAAAAGTAGATTACTCTGGAGAAATTCGTTTTTACATGGATTTTGTTGCCGATGATAAAGATTATTGGTTAGAATACAAGGCTTTGGCGTGGAAAGGAGAGCTAAGAGAAATAGAAGTCTATGCTTTTAGATCAATGGACAACTCTTACAGAAAAGAAATCGCCGAACAATTCAAAAAGAAAGAAGAAGATAGAAAAGCACGGGAAAAATCTTGGTGGTGGCCGCTTTTTAAGTTTTGGCGCGGTTTAATTCGTTTGCCTCTTGGCTTAATTAGGTTGATATTAGGATTTATTGTCCATTTGACATGGAAGATAGAAAAGCTTTTAACTGGCGGGCCTAAATTTTTTTAGTTTTCTTTGCGGCTTAGGATATTGTAAATTTTTTTTAGCTTACCGACTCTTTCGTACTGTTCTTTTGTTTTATATCTCCATACGTTAGTTGTTTCTTCTTGTATTTGGTCTTGCAGGAATCTCAAGAACCATTCTCTATCAGATTCGCTTAATCGTTTCATCTATTGTCCTCATTTGTTTTAGTTGGCCTAAAAGGTTTAAGGTATTTTCGCACCTAATATATTTAGTTTTTATTGTTAGCGGGGCGTTTAATTCCGTATCTATTCTTATGCCTGACTCTTGCCATTCCGGTAGAATAAATTCATCAACATAGTCCAACCAACCTTTGCGTTTTAGATATGGATAGAAATAATCTGTATCAAATTTACTTGCTTCTATGCAGACAGCCTCATATTTTAACTCTTGGCGAGCCATCATAGTGAGATGCCTGAAATATAACCCCTCAGAAGGAGGATCAGAAGTAAGACTTGACGAAATAATTAAATTCATCCATATATATTTACACAAAAACAATAAAGTTTTTAAAATAATTTGATTATCTGTTGATTATTGAATAATATAAATAAATGAGATTAGACCACATAGCCTACAGAGTTCATGATCGCTATGAAACTGCTCATTTTTTTGAAAAATGCCTCGGTTATTCAATCGGCACTAAATTTCAAATAGAATTTGACGACGGTTCAAAAGCCGACTGCCTAGCAATGCTTCCGCCAGAAGAGCGTCATTCTCAAATTTCAGAGTGGGAAGTGCTTCTAGCGGACACGGACAACGAAAAAACTAAAAAAACCGAGCTAGAATTTCATAATTATCATGCTCCCCCTGAGATTTTTGTTAGTGATGGCCCGAAAGGTTCAATTGTTGGCGATTGGGTCGAAGAAAATGGTGCTGGAGTACATCATATAGCTTATCAAGTCGAGGATGTCGAAGCTAAAATGAAAGAGTGGCAAGAAATGGGGTTTGCTGAATTTTATTCCGATAAACCCTTGAAATGCCCCGGACTTGTGCAAGTTTTTACTAAGCCGTCAAAATTAACTGGCGTAATGTACGAGCTTATAAATAGAACTGGTGATGGTTTTTGCGAGAAAAATGTTAAAGGATTGATGGAAAGCACGAGGAAAAAGAAATGAGAGATTTCGAAGGAAGAAACTATATTGACGGCGAATGGAAGGCGACTTCCGAAATGTATACTAAAATCAACCCTGCCACTGGCAAAGCTCAAGGTGCTTTCCCGTTGAGCGGGAAGGCCGAGGTTTCTAAGGCGGTTTCAACGGCTCGGCGAGCTTTCAATAAATGGAAAAAAGTGAGTAGATTTGTTCGCTCGGATTACATGAACCGAGTCGCGCAGTTAATTGAAGAAAGAAAAGATAAATTAGCTACTATTATTTCTTTAGAGACTGGAAAAAACTACAATGAAAGCGTTGCAGAGGTTAATGAAGCACTGCACATGGCTCAGTTTGCTTTTGGTTCTGGTCGTTATAGTCATGGCGAGGCTGTCTCTTCAGAGATTGCCGACAAAGATGCGTATATGCTTAGGAAGCCTAAAGGAGTAATCGCCATTGTTACTCCTTTCAACTTTCCACTAGCTATTGGAATGTTTTGGAATGCGGCTCCTGCCTTGGTAGAGGGAAATACTATTGTAATAAAGCCGAGTGAAGATGCTCCCATGTCTACTCAGGCTGCTGTTGAGATTTATGAAGATGCTGGGATACCTCGCGGTGTTATTAACTTGGTTCATGGCAACGGCGATACTGGCGACTGTCTGGTTCGCGAAAACGTTGATCATGTGTGTTTTACTGGTAGCGCAGAAGTTGGAAAACTTATCCGGCAAGCGGCGGCGGAGAGTTGGCACAAAACAACCTCTTGCGAGTTAGGTAGTAAATCTGCCTGTATCGTTTTTGATGATGTAGAAATGGATTTGGCTATTGAAGCTGCGGTAGCAAGTGCATTTAAATTATCGGGACAAAGGTGTGTTTCTTCTGGAAGAATGATCGTGCAAAGAACTGTTTATAATGAATTTTGCAAACGGTTTGTAGAAGAAGCTTCGAAACTGAAAACGGGAAATCCATTTAAATCTATGCTTGGCACATCAGGGTGTCCTGATGCAATGGTTTGGGAGGAGCTTGTTCCAAATGAAGATATTTATTATGGGCCGATAATCAATGAACAGGGGTTTGCTAAAATCAGAAAATTTAACAGCCTAGTTGCTTCCGATCCCAAGGCTGAAATTCTTTTGTCTCCGGTTTACACTGGAGAGGGTAAAAGTTTTTATTCTACTCCAATGGTTTATAGAAGCGAGTGGCGAGATTGTGACATGGGGTACTTGAGGAGTGAGGTTTTTGGCCCTCATGTTGGGATCATTCCATTTGACACAATCGAAGATGCGATTCGTATTTATAACGATACTGAATACGGATTAGCCGTTGGAGTTTTAACAAACGATTTTAGAAAAGCTAGAATCATGAGAGACGAGTGCGATGCGGGAATGATTTACTGGAACGGCGGATCGATTGCTGCTGAGTCTCATTTAGCTTTTGGCGGTGTTAAAAAATCTGGCAATGGATTTCCTAGTGCCGCAAGAACATTTAGAGCGGTAACGCATGAGATAAGCTGGACAGTCAACCACGCAGACTCTTTGACGTTCCCTCAAGGTATGAAGTAAAAATGGAATTCCACGATTCAAAACAATTCGCGGCAGACGATGTAAAAGTTGCTCTGGTTGATATCGACGAGACGGTTTGCCACTACCCAAATAAAAGAAGATATGATCTAGCAGAGCCTTTGGTAGATAATATAGCTAAAATAAATAAACTATATGATGAGGGTTGGCAGATTATTTATTGGACGGCTCGTGGGGGTTCTGAAAAATCTAAAGCTGAAGGTAGATGTTATTATGATTTTACTTGGAAGCAGTTGGAGTCTTGGGGCTGTAAGTTTCATGACTTGTCAACAGGTTCAAAGGGTAAATATATCAAACCAGCCTGTGATTTAGTAATTGATGATAAGTCGAAAAGGATAGAAGAGATATGAGGTGGTGCTCTTGGCATTATTTGGTACATAAATGGCCAACGGTTTCTACTATAAATAAAAATGGGGAGTACGAAATAAAACAATCTAAATATTGCAAGTCAGGAGACTTAGTATGGATTTTAGAAGAAGAAAAACTTATTGAAACAAGGATCATATGAAAGCTTTAGTTTGTGGTTATGGCAGAATGGGAAAGTGCATTCACAATGGAATGCAAAAATTAGATTTTGAGGTGGTCGCAATAGACTCTTACCCCGAAGCTAATAAAAATTTTCCAGAAACTAAATTTATTTGTACGCCTGAATATCAAGATATAGAAAAAGCTATTAATTATTTTCAGCCAGATATTCTTATTTGCAGTTTACCATATCACCAACTGCTCAAAGTAGCTGAATACGCTATCGCAAAAGGTATTCGGTATTGCGATTTGGGTGGAAGAGTAGACGTATCCAAAAAAATCAATGATCTCGCGGCTGAACAAGCCAAGAAACCAGTAATTACTGACCTTGGACTCGCGCCCGGTTTGGTTAACATTTTAGCAGAGTGGGGCTATTCCACCGTTGGCGAAGGCGTTGATACTGTAAATATGTTTGTTGGGGGATTACCAGCGATTAAGTTCAATCCGCCGCTAAATTATGCAGTTACTTGGTCTATTGACGGCTTAATAAACGAGTACAAAGATGACTGCGAAGTTTTGGTGGATGGAGAATTTAAGAATGTCGCGGGTATGGAAGGATGCCAAAAAGTAGACTTCGGCTTGTTTGAGGACGAAAACTTAGAAGCTTTTTACACTAGCGGAGGCGCAGCGCATACAATTAAAACAATGCAAGAGCGCGGTGTCAAAAACTGTTCTTATAAAACAATTAGATACGAAGGTCATCGCGATTTAATAAAATGGTTAATAAGAGACTGCGATTTGACTAGCGACTGCTTAGAATCCATCTTTGAAACGGGTTGTCAAAATCAATACGGCGATATTGTTTTAGTAAAAGCAGAAGTAAAAGCGAAAGATTTAACTTGGAATAAAGAAGTTATCATAGGTTATGATCACGAATTTACCGCAATGCAAAAATCAACTTCATACTCTATTGCCTCGGTAGCCGCTTTGATGGGCGAAGGTAAATTAGACGGTAACTATAACCAATTAAATTATAGCGATATACCATTTGAAGACTTTAAAAATAACTTATCCAAATTAGGAATAAATATTTAGATTTAAAAATGACTGAAGTAAAATTAAAGAAGGGGGAATCTGTCGATAAAGCATTAAGAAAATTAAAGAAAAAAATGCTAAAAGAAGATGTCTTGGGTGAATATCGCAAAAGAAAAAATTACGAAAAGCCTTCAAAGAAAAACTACAAAGAAATGCGCCGCAAAAAATACAACCAGAAAAATCGCTCTATAGAAGAAGCAAAATATTGGGGTTGACATCACAGCAAAAACGTGCTATGGTGTTTATATGCAAAACGAAAACATCTTAGAAAAAACAAGAACCTACCTAGTAGGCCACATGCAATACGCAAGTGGGCGTGATTGGCGGAAATACGTTGAGGATGAACTAGAGAAACTTAACATTGTCACTTTCAATCCTTACAGAAAACCCTTTGTAAAAGACGTAGAAGAAGACGAGGGTGCTCGCCAAAAAATGGCTGATGATATGGCCAGCAAATATTATAATGACGTTACAGAAAGAATGCGCGTTGTTCGTAATTATGATTTGAATCTTGTTGATCGTTCTGATTTTATTATAGCTCACATACTTCCCGAAGTAGCAAGCTGGGGCAGCGCAGAAGAACTTGTTACTGCGGTTCGAGCAAAGAAACCTATCTTTATCTCAATGGAAGGCGGAAAACAAAAAACGCCACTTTGGATCATGGGAATGTTGCCGCATCACTATATTTACAATAGTATCGAGGAAGTTCTTGATATGATCCACCAAATCAACGATGGCAAAAAAGCTATTGATAGTGACCGTTGGAGACTACTCAGAAAAGAATTGCGATAAATTTAAAAAAAGTAGTTGACATAAAATCAAAAATCTGATATAGTAAAAGGACAATGAAGACATTAGATATTATTTATCTTGTAGCAAGTATCGCAAGTTTAACCGCCAGTGTATTACTGTGGTTCGGCGGATCGAAAGAGGCTGGAATTTATGTTGGACTATGGGTTCCAAGTATTTTAGGCTTCTGGAATGTACACAAAGTAATTAGCAAAGATTAATGAACGTAATAGCTAAATACATCCCAAAGAAAAAGTCCATACAAATAAAGGGCTTTAAGGAGGGGTACGCTAGAAATAAAAAGCAAAGACTAAAGAAAAGTCACGCTTTCAGCATGACGCTCGAACGCGTCGAAAAGGGCGGCTGGCTCAAAGGTGCTGTAGATTTAAGTGAGATTAATAGCTTGGAAGAAAAGAAAACTCCAAGACCAAAGTGGAAGCAGCGAGTAGAATTAGCCGTCTGCAAAGAAAGAGGGCTTGCTCTTGTTGATATTAAAACTAAAGAACCTGTTAAGGGTTATTCCACAAGACTTTTCCTAGAAGGAAATAAAATTTTTGTTCTTTAACATAATTTGCTTGCATCTTGGGATGCAAAATACGAGCAGGTAGTTTTCCCACAAAGGGAAATACTATAAAAGTAAAAAACAGTTGGTCGCTGTGCGTGCTGCTATCTGTTCAGCCAAAAAGGTGCAAGCGAAATAATTTTGTTGCTCGACGGAGCAACGAAGGGTATGACGGAATAAGCTGCTGTTGTGGCAGTTAACGTGCAATGCTCGTTGGCAGGACTCACCAAGTCTGGGGGCCGATGAGGGTTGGCTCAAAGTAAGGTTTTGACTTGAAAACTCAAGCTACAACCCCGAAAAGATAGAGGTATATGAGAATCCTCTTACCCATTAATTTACAATTTGAGCGATAGCGATGAGTCTAGGAGGTTGGCTACGCCTCACTTGGGGACACTCTACGCCGTGACTCGCTCAATACTTTTGAGGCTTGCACCTGCCTCATGCTGGTCTCTGAGTGCCAAGCTGAAAGGTGTGACTACTGAAACTCAGAAGGCTCACGCTTGCCTTACGTTGGTGACTAAGTGCCAAATTGAAAAGTGCGATAGGTGAAACTTAGCGAGGTTGCCTCCCCCTTGATCAAAGGGAGGCGAGTAAACATTTCGCTCGTAATAAGGAAATGAGTAAATACCAAATATAATAAAATGAATACAAACACTATTTCTTACAAAAGAATCTGTTCTATTAAACTCTCCGTTCTTGAATCTGAAGAGTTTGGCGATTATCGAAAATTGATTAAAAAGTTTGCGGGGGAAATCTCGAAAGAGATGTTCAAAATGACCCAAACAGGTTTTTTTCAAGATTACAAAAGTTATAAGTTTTACTGCGAAGCTCCTGAATCAGCGGGCGGAGAGTATCACTACACGGGGCGTGGAGATAAAAAGAAATTAAAATATCCAGTCCCAGTAAAGCGTTTGACTCAAGGTGAATTTGAGAAATTACCAGCCATATCCAAAGTAATTAATAAATACTTTCCAGAGGGTTCTGACGCTCAAAAAGGTTATATTACTGGATTTATTGATCAGGTTGCGCGAAGGTACGAAGGATGCATGGAGCGAAACACGAAAATGCCTTCCCGTAAGATTGATCCGTTAAGAGCATCTATCGACTTCAATAAAGAGCAGGTCAATGTAAATGTTGACAGCGGAGAAGTTAAAATCCGCAGCGTTTTTGGTAAGGGTAAAAATACTTTCTATTTTGACCTTGTTACTAATTTAAATGAATCTTTCATAGGTCATTTAGAGGATTTTAAGCACGAGTTTGCGGATAAGTACAACGCCAAAACAGGATTCTACGAAAAGCTAAATGCTACTTACATTTACCGAAAAGGTAATCGTAGAGAATTAATGTTCAAAATTACTGAGTATCGAAACTTGGAAAAGGCTGACATTTTCTTGGGAATCGATCTCAACAAGAACCTTGAAAACTTTATTGCTCTAAGTCGTGAAGTTGGCGGTAAAAAGATTTATTCTAAGTTTATTGAATTGACTGCCTGTGAAGAAAAAATTCGTGAACTTGAGAATGAAGTAAAAGATACTATTGCCGCGCCCAACGCAGAGAAAATCAAAGGCTCCTCAAAAAGAGCGAAAAGGACTCGACTGCGCCGACAAGTCCATTCATGGCAAGCCAAGCAATTAAATATCGCTAGAGCCGCAGTAACAGAGCTTCTAAATAAGTTTAGAAACGAGAACTCCGACAAGAGAATTGGTATTGCGATTGATACAAACACCACAGGCTCAAAGCTGGGTACTTATTCTCACGATGTTGTACGGCGAGCCTTAAAAGAGTATGCGGATTCTGAAGGCGTTGTTTATTATGAGATTCCAACGGCTTATACTACAATGCATCATCCAGAGTGCGGGGCTTTTGATCCCAAGGCTCGCGGCAGGGTTCCAGAAAAGTTTATGCACTTAAAAGGCGATGCTAAAGCTTACATTGAAACAAAGTACAAAAATATGTATGTTTGTGAATGTGGCTATGAAGAACACGCAGATATTCACGCCGCTAAAAACATTGAAATCAGAGCAGGAGTATTGCAAGATTTAAATGTTCAAATGAACAACACATGGAGCGGAAAAGTCAAAATTGAGTATTTAAGTAGACTCAAAGAGGCTGGATACTCTCCCAACAAGTAGGCCCGCATCTGCCTCATGCTGGTGTCTGAGTGCCACGTTGAAAGGTGCGAGTCTTGAAACTCAGCAAGGTTGCCCCGCCTTGACCCAAGGGGTTGAATTTTGAGGCCCGTACCTGTCTCATGCTGGTCTCTGAGTGCCATGCCGAAAGGTGCGATATAAGAAACTCAGCAAGGTTGCCCCGCCTTGACCCAAGGGGGTTGAAAGATTTTAAAAATGAATAGAAGAAATTTTATTAAAACTACTGCTGCTGGCACAGCACTCGCAACTTGGACTGTAACTTGCAAGTTTGAGGAAGAAGAACATGACCCCAAAGGTCACGAAGGCGAAACTGGAGAGGTCGGCTACAACTGGAATTATAGAGTTTATTGCTACGAGCGTGGACAAGGTGAGTGGGTATTCAGTACAAGCACGGTAGGTTCTTTCGCTTATCAAAGAGAATATATGACTCTTGAGGATGAAAAACAAAGTTCTTATCATGGTTTTATGGAAGAAGGCAAACTTCATTTTGCTAATTTAGAAGAAGCCCAAAGTTTCATCGAACATCATTACCAACAAAAAGATAACGAGAATATTATAGATACTATTTATGATATTTATTATGTTGATCGGAACAATCTTGAATATGAGTCTTGTCAGCCAGCAGAAATACAAGTAGCTCATCACTGGTACAATCAAAGCGGCAAACAAATACAGTGGCAAGCAAAACCGCCGTATTCCGATGTATCTAAGATCGAGCGTTCGTAAAAAAACCTAAATAAACTTGAATTCTTAAAGAATATTATTGATAATATAATATGACTATTTTCGTAAAATGGTTTATTATTAACGCGATAATCATTACGGGGTTGATTTTAGCTCAGACTCAAGGGGTTTTATCTTCTATCATCAAAAATGATGCTTCTTATTTGTCTATCGTCATGATGACGGTTTATGTTGTTTTGTGCGTTTTTATTGGTTTATTATGCTTTAATGCTGATCTTTGTAAGAAAAAGACTGATAAAGAAGCAATTATAAGAAAAAGTGATATCGGCTGGTTTTGCGCCGAGCACTTCTTTTCCTTGGGGCTGCTGGGAACAATCATTGGACTTTGCATCGCTACTGGCGACAGCTTGACCGATAGCGATTCTGTTAGTCAAATAGTCGCTGGCCTAAAACACGGCTTGAACACCGCTTTTTATACTACTATTTGCGGTATTACTCTTAGTCTTTTCTCTCAGATTCAACTTCTTGTTTTGAAGCGGGGCTTGGAGAAATGAAGCGCAAGTTCTTTACATTCAAGCCGTTTATTGATGTACTGTTCTGCTGCCTGTTGATGTTGGTGGCGATTCTTTATCTTCTCAAAACAGAGGACAACAATCAAAAAATGCGGCCACCGAACGTTATGTATCAAGTGATACTAACTTGGGATGGCAAAAGTGAAGATGATTTAGATTTGTGGGTTGAGGCTAGTTCGGGGCATATTGTGTCTTTTAATAGACGGGAAGGAGGTGCAGGAAGTTTAGTATCTTTGGATCATGACGCCTTGGGTTATTCTAGGAATAATAGAATCCACGGCGGTCAAGATGGTAGTGTTGTAGGCAAAAACGAAGAAATAGTTTCATTCAGAGGTATTTTTGTTGGAGAAAACACTGTCAACGTCCACGTTTACGCTAAAGTAGATGACGAGCCAGTTACAGCCACTATAACTCTTATAAAAATAAAACCATTTGAAGAAATAGTTAAAAAAGAAATTGTTCTGTCTGCTGACGGCGAAGAAAAAACAGCATTTAGATTCATAACTGATGGCGCAGGAAGTGTAAAAGAAATAAACGAGCTACCAAAAATATTAACTAAACCTTAATAAATTGGCTTGACTTTTCTTAAAAAACCTGTTACCATTGAGGCATGAAGATTTTAATTTTAATTATTTTTAGCTACTCTGCTTTTGGACAGTTAATGAGTCTAACTTTTACCCCAAGATTTTCAAGTGGACGCGCCATGCACGGCGGCATAAACTTACCTAGACCCATACAGGTAAATCCGCAAAGAATGATTCCATTCCGAGCCACGCCAAACCAACAAGCTCAACCACAGCAGAGTACGCCGACGAAGCAGCCTTTAAGAGCAATAAATAATAGATACCCAAAAAATAATTCAAATATTATGGGTTTCAGAAGTTACGAAAGAATTAATCTAAAAGACCACAAAAAGAGAGCGGAGGCCGCTAAAATATACAAAGAAAAACTATCAACTCTTAGAATTTCTTTGAGGAGTTATAGAAAATCCCCTCCAACACCTACAACTCCACCCGCCTTGCCACCAACTATAGCTACAAATAGCCCACCTCCAGTTGGAGGAGTTACTCCAGCCGTAATGCCACCAGCAAATTCTAATGCTCGTCCAGCGGTTATGCCTAACGATACTCCTCGAACCCCCACTATTCAACCCCGCCCTTGGCTGGATATACCGAATGATATACCGACGAACTCACCTCCAGCTATTGCGATTGGAATGCCAGCCCCGCAACCAAGACAATTAGATTAATGAGAATTGTATTAATAATATTGTTTTTGGTAAGCTCGGTGACCAATGTTTCTTCTCAGGGTATTCCTAGATTTTTATGGAACCCCGTTGTAAAGCCTTACGATTTTGTACCAAATCCAGACAGTAATAGCTCAAGCCAGAGGGGCTTTGATAGTAATTCAAATAAGTCAAATCCATATACGTTGGGTACTCCATATTTAGTTACTGAGCTTGGCTCTGTTACAATCGGCGGTAAAAAAGTGACAACAACTGATACGTTTTGGGTTTACCCTTATACCTCGAATGATAGAGTTGGATTAAGCGCGAAAAAACCTTTCATCATTGAAAGTATGATTATGAACCGTTCGTACACCGATCCTGATACAAATAATCATGTTTTTCTCAAGGATATACCTAACCAACACAGCAGTAATTCCGGAGTCAGAAAATATAATCCGCTAGATGAACTTGTGTTTGCGAAAATGTATGGTAATTATTTCATCAATCCGTCTGTAAACCAAGCCAATCAAGATGATGCTGGGTTAAATGTTGTGGATAGCGCATTCGGCTCGCCACTAGATGCTTCTAATTTAGTAAGCACAAGAAACATTGAAGAAGTAATGCTTTTGGGTGACTATAAAGCTAAAATAAGAAGAATGAATAGAATGCCTTATCTTTCAGAAAGTTATTTATACCTAAATATAAACCTCAAACTAGTACAATAATAAATCAAAATGGCAACCAAAGAAGATAAATACGAAGACAATGTAAAGGGTAAATATTATGTTGATACAGAATGTATTGACTGTAATTTGTGTCGTGAGTTAGCCCCAGACAATTTTACTAACCATGAAGACGGATACTCTTACGTTTATAAACAGCCAACAGAACAAGGAGAGGCAGACGCTTGTGCAGAAGCTATGGAGAACTGCCCCGTAGAGGCGATAGGAGATGACGGAATTTAAGAATGATTAAACATATTCTATCTGCAATTCTTATTATCATTCTCGTTGTTATTGGCATTACTGCCTTAATACCAGCCTTGCCCATTATAGCCGTTATTATTTATTCGATTTTCGTGTTGATATGGAGCCTGATAACAGGAGAATCTATTTGGGGCGAATATGGCCCATTTTGGTAAAATGTTAAAAAGACTTTGGTTAATTTGGGCTAGAACCGTAGATCATAGAATTGGAAAGACCGACGATGACAAGCCAGATATTCCAATACTAACAAATAAAGACGCAGGATACAGCCTTTTAATAAGAACAATAATTGTAATAGTAAATTTAATAACTTGTTTTTTTATTATTGCAAATGTTATAAGACACTGGTAGAATATAAGAAATGAATGTTGCTTTTCCTATTCTGTTTTTGGTGCTAGGCGGGTTATCTTTTTGGCTTCTCGTCGAGTCGAAGCTCAAGTGGTGGATTAAAGTGGTTTTAATTTCTACGTTCTGTTTATTTACTGTTGGCTTTTGGATGTCGATGCACAGCTTTTTGGGTTGGTCGGCGGATGGTAAATACATTCCTGAAAAAGTATCAGTTCATTGGGCTATCGTAAAAGAACCAAATAAATTGTCGGGATATGAAGGACGTATATTTTTGCTTTTGGAATCGTCTCAGGAAAGTCCAGAAAAATTTCCGCTTCTTAAAATGTTTGGGTACAAAAAAGAATCCATTGAACCAAGATTATATACAATACCCTACAGCAGACAACTGCATGAGCAAATACAAAAAGAATTAATGCCCAAACTAAAGAATGGTCAGCGGCCAAAAGGCAAATTTTCTCAACAAGCTCCCGCCAAAGCTGGAAGAGGTGATAAAGGTAAATCTGAAAAAACCCACGGCGGCGAGTCGCAGCAAGCTGAATGGCGTTTTCACGACCTACTACCCTCGGAAATTCATCGCAAGCCAGAATAATTTGTAGGCGCGTACCTGCCTCACGCTGGTGACTGAGTGCCAAGCTGAAAGGTGCGGAATATGAAACTCAGCAAGGTTGCCCCCGCCTTGACCCAAGGGGGGCGAAAAAAAGCTTGCATCATTCGCAAAAACGTGCTATAGTATTTTTACAGTGAACGTAATTTCAGAAGATAGAGTAGCTGATTTGTTAGATGGCAAGTGGAGCCTCTCCATCAAAGTCATCGAAGACGCTTTTTTAGACCACTCTGCCGAAATGGTTCCTAAAGTTTATCTTGGCCGCACCGGATATGATTTCCGAGCAATGCCAGCCGCGCTGGATGGTACGGTAGCGGTAAAATGGATTGGAGTATTTCCAAATAACCCTAAAGCTGGATTACCAACAACAACCGGAGTTTTGATTTTAAGCGATAGAGAAAACGGTGAAACTTTAGCTGTCATGGAATGCAGAACGCTGACTGCGTATAGAACTGCCGCAACCTCTGCAATCGCAGCAAAATACTGCGCCCCAAAAGAAGTAAATGAATTAGCTTTTATTGGCTGCGGTTTACAAGCTTATTATCATTTCTTAGCTTATCAAAAAGTATTTCCAAATATTAAAACAGTATCTCTTTTCGACAAGAATGAAGAAGCAGTAGATAAACTATCAAATAAATTACCAAATAATATAAATAAATTTAAATATGTTGAAAATGTTCAAGAAGCCGTTAGAAAAGCGGATATTATTACGACACTTACCCCTTCTACTGAAGGCTACCTTGATATTCTTCATGTTGCAAATAATTGTCATATTAATGCAGTTGGTGCTGACGCTATCGGCAAGCGAGAGTTAATGACAAATGTGATTGACGGTGCGGCAAATATAATTTGCGACGACCCAGTTCAAGCTTTTCACTCTGGAGAGCTTCAATATAATGAGTGGCCGTATTTAGACGTAGTAAGTTTGCGCGATGTGATTAAAAATCATAAAACGATGCAATTAGACGCTGGCGTTTCGGTTTTTGACTCTACCGGAGTAGCAATCGAAGACATCGCTGTTGCTCGACTTGTGTACAACCTAAATTACCAACACCAACTTTTAGATGACTGAAGAAGAGCGTCAAAAAACAATTTTTGAACTTGAGCAGCAAGTTTTTGGAGATAAAACAAAGAAGCCCAAAGAATGCGAAGTTTGTGGTAATAAACTTATAAAGGGCGAATGCGAATATCACCCAACACATATTAGAATGCACCATCAATATTTGATGAGAATGAGAAAACAATACGAAAATTAATGATTAAAGAATATTGTGATAAATGTGACTGCGAAGTCACCGTTCAAAACTGCTCAATCACTATGCACTGCATAGCATGGGATGAGCCTTACGCTGGCCTTTTGTCTCGGCGTAGGTGCATTAATTGCTCTCCCTCAAGAGCACAGCACATCGTTCACCCCGATTTTGAGCCAGTGGTGGACGATAGACCACAGTTTGACAAACGAAATCCAGAGGTTTTCCCCACTGAAGAAAAACGGATGGAGTGGGAGAAACGCTGGACTGCTGCGTGGCTAATCTGCCAGCAGCCTGAAATAGCCGAGGCCGTTATGCAGAAGTTGCAGAACAGAGCTTGGAGCAAAAAGTATTTTGGAGATTAAAATGAAAAACTACACAATACAAGAACGATTCTTTGTTTTCCTTGGCTTGATTTGCCTTGGAACGTGGTTCACGGGCTACTACCACCATTACAAGTGGGATAAGCAGATACAGGAGTCAATGCACAAGAGTGAAGAGATAGCGGAAAAGCACGTAGCTCACTCCATGACTAAAAGTATGGCGATAGACCATTGGAAAGCCATGTACCTCGGTCAAAAAGGTTATTCTCAAATGTTAGAAAAACAAGTCGATGTAATAAACGACTATTGGAGCAAGGAAAACTCAAAATTAAGAGACGAGCTTTTTGATTTAAAGCATGGCAATAATCGGACTCTTGACGCGATTATTCCTCCTAAAGATAATGATTCCGATCAAACCAAATAAGCAGGAGGCTCAAGTCTTAATAATTGGCGGATCACTAGCTTTTGGGTTTTTTCTTGGCGTTTTTTCAGTTAATTACAAACTGAAAGAGACAATCAGAGATCAAGATAAGCTTATACTATACATCGAACAATTAGAACAAGAAAATGATTTTTTATCTAATCAAGACTTTTAATTTAGTGTAAAATATTATAAGATGATCTTGCCTCATGACGCCGCAAAATGCGGTAAATGTAAAGATGCCAAAGCTTTTGGTGTTTTTGTCATTTTTGTTTTAATTGGTATGGGGATTTTATTACTATGAATATATTTAGTTCTTTAAAAAGAGATTTGTCTTATTTTGGGGAGGTTTGTTTTCAGTTCTTTTTCCCCAAAGCTTATTGTCGAAGTAGACAAAGATACTTAGATTCTAATGCTCGACCAAGAACAGAGACTCACGAGTACCTCACTTGCCGCCGTCAAAGAGACATGTATTTAAAAAATAAACCTATTCGCGGTGCTGAAATGGGTGGATCAAGTAGATATACTGATTATAGTGAAGCCCAAAGATATCATGACGAGCAATGAAAAGCTATGCTCAATACAAGAAAGAAATCGGCAAGCACCCAGACTTTACTTGCCCGTTTATAAATTTTGCTGTTGATCAATTAGAAAAACTTAGAGAACAAAATGATTCTTTAAGAATAAAACTTCATGAATGGATGGACGCGACAAAAGAAATGTCGCAATCTGCCCAAGATCAAAAGAAACAAATAAGAAAACTAAAAAGCCAAATAAACAAACTCAAAATCCCTCAAGAACAAAAATCAAAACTTAAAAACTCCATCGATGATATAATAAATCTATGAAAATATTATATCCATTAGCGAAAAGGTTTATTGCGGGTCATGATTTTGATTCCGCTAAACCCAAAATCGAAAAGCTAATAGAAGAAGGATATGAAGTTTCGGTAGATTATTTAGGCGAAGTAAGTCAAACAGTTGCACAATGCGAGAGAGCAAAACGGCAGTACATTGAAATAATCAATTATTATAAGAATAATAAAATAAACATTTCTATCAAGCCTTCGCAGTTAGGTATTTTGATTGACCCTTTGTTTTGTCGAGAAAATTTACTTTTTTTAGCAGAGCTTGCAAAACTAAGAGGTCACACAATTCGACTAGATATGGAAGACGCTCGTATCACCGACGCCACTATAAATCTTGCTATTTATTTAAATGATAAATTTCAGAATGTCGGTGTAGCTTTACAAGCCAATTTACACAGAACAAATAAAGATATACACCACTTAATAAAACATGGCGTTTCAGTACGCCTCGTCAAAGGTGCTTATAAAGAAAACCCTGATATAGCTTTTCAAAGCGATTATGCAATCGAGGGGTGGTTTTTTGATTACGCCGCACGACTTTACTCAGAAAAAGCCAACAAGCCCGCAATAGCTACTCACGACGAAGAACTTATTGAAGATGTACACGAATTAATAACAGACTCTAAATATTACGATTACGAATTGCTATATGGTATCCGCCGAGACTTACAAAAAGACTTGAAAGACAAAGGTTATAAAGTTAGAATATATGTACCCTTTGGTAAAGATTGGATGCCGTACTGTACGAGAAGATTAAAAGAATTTAAGAATCTAAAATTTGTAATTAGAAATGTAATAAAAGAGTGGTTTAAATGATTTTTGTTTTATATGGTCAGTCTGGCTCCGGTAAAACAGAGTTGGGTAGAAAAATTTCTCAGTATATTGGTACAGATTTAGTAATAGATGGCGACGAAATAAGAGATATATTCTCAAATAAAAATTATTCTAAAATCGGGCGACAACAAAACATTCGTAATGCCCACAATATTGCAACATTTTTACAACACTCCACAAATAAAGATGTTGTAGTTTCTCTTGTTAGTCCATACCAAGAATTAAGACAAGAGCTTTGCGAAGCCAATCGTTCAGAAGTTATACAAATTTTATTGGTCACGGACAGAGACTTGAGAAAAGAGTATCATGTAACAGAGTTTGAAAAAGGTGAACCCGATTACATAATAAATACCAACGATCAAATAGAAGATACTTGGAAGAAGCTTAAAAAAGAAGTATTTTCTAGCTACTCATGAATATAGGTTTTTTCTACACTCCCAACCAACAAGCAAAGCATAGAATTGCTATAAAAAGTCTATATCGCGGGGTTTCACAACAAGAAAATTGTTTTATATCCTATGATTCTGAATATATTGATTGCGATATCGCCGTAACATGGAGCATCTACAAAGAAAAACTTCCATATACAATAACAAGAAAAGTGATTCATGACACGCAAATAAAACTAAATAAAAAAATAATTGTAATTGAAATGGGTTACATCCATCGAGATAGATATTATTCGGTGGGTTATAACTCTCAAAATGGCTGGGCTGACTTTAAAAATATAAATATGCCACCCGATAGATGGAATGCGCTAGATGTTGATTTAAAAGATTTCAGAAAAGGTGGGGATCATATCTTGTTGTGCGGCCAAGTTCCTTGGGATACGGCAGTTCAACACGTTGATTATAAAAAGTGGTGCAAAGAAATCGTACAGCAAATAAAACAACATACGGATCGCCCGATAATTTTTAGGCCGCATCCACTATCTCACGAAAGTATAAGCGAAATCGAAGGCGCAGAAACTTCAAATAAAGAAACTTTAAAACAAGACTTGAAAAATTGTCATGCTGTGGTAGGTTTTAATTCAAACGCTCTTGTTGAAGCTTTAATAGAAGGTTATCCTGTTTTTGCGTGTGATTCGGGAGCTATGACTAAAGAACTATCAAATAATTTGAAGGAGATAGAAAACCCAAAGTTTTTTGACAGGCAACAATGGGCAAATAATTTAGCTTACAGTCAGTGGACTTTAGAAGAAATGGCTAATGGGGCAACGTGGAATCATTTAAAGTGAGAATATTAACAACATACAATCAAAAAATTTATGATTTTTCGGCGCATAAATTGATTGAGTCGAGTCGGAAGTTTTTGCCAGATGTCCAGATTTTAGAGTATAATGAAGATAGAGTTCATGAGATTCCTGAATTTGTAAATGTTTTTAAGGCAAATAAAGATATTATATTAAAAGCGCAGGGCGGAGATGCGGATTCGATTCCGTCAACTGGCGGATGGCAATTTAATTCCCGTTGGTTTAATTGGTTTAAAAAAATAGCTGTTCAATACGATTGTATAAAAAGAAATAAATATAATGGATATACTTTATTTTTTGACGCTGATATAAGAATTATAAATACATTTAGCCAAGAACAAATAGATTTACCAAAAGCTATTGGCATATTCCAAGGAAATAGAGAAATAGCAGAAACCGGATTCTTGATTTTAAATGAAAATAATTTTGGAGTGATCGAATTTTATGATCAATTAATTCAATTCTATCTTTCTGGAGAATTTAGGAAATACTTTCGCTGGGATGACAGCTTTTCTATCACAAAGATCAAAAATAGAAATCCAGATTTAGTTGAAGATTTGGCAAAGAATGCTTGTGCTGGAGAATTTACAAATACCAATAACCACTCAACCGCCCAACAGATAATACCTTTCACCAAATGGGGTAAATACGTAGAACACGACAAAGGAATTCATTGTAGAAATAATATATCATGAATCAAAATAATTTAAGATTTTACATTGCTACAGACGGCACGGCGATGCAAAAAGCCGAAATGGCTCTTGTTTATAGCATACAAAAAGTTTGCTCGGTTCCATTTTCAGTTCACTTTATGGACAAACATCGGCCCGATCCGTTGTGGCACGGTTGGAACGATAAAAAATGGTACACGCCTTTCTCCAACTTTAGATTTGCTATTCCCGAAGTCAACGGTTTTCAAGGTCGGGCAGTTTATATGGACGTAGACCAAATAGTCTTAAAAGACCCAAAAGAATTATTTGAATTAGAAATTCCCGAAGATAAAGCGTGGCTTGCTCTTGATGCAAATAGAACAGATGTAATGTTAATGGATTGCGCTAAATTTAAAAATATAGCAAATTGGCCGTCAATCGAAGAGCAGAAACAAAGCAATAATAACATAGGTCATTATGTTCAAAAGATAAAAGACTGTTGGTCGCCGTTGCCAAAAAGGTGGTGCTGTAACGATGGCGGGATAGCCAGTAATCAAGGCAATAAAATAGAAACTGATCCATACGACCCTGAGACCACTTGTTTGATGCACTATACTCAAATGAATTGGCAACCTTGGAAGCCGTATCCTGAAAAATTTAAGTATCCGCCGCATCCTCACGCCCGTGCTGAATCATTATGGTGGCAAATGTACGCAGGAGCATTAGAATCTAAAATAAATTTCATAAAAAATAATTTATGAAAACTAACGGGACAACAGAAGCCGAAGATTGGTTCATCGGTTTAGATTCCAAAAAGCCTTGGAAGCTTGAAAAAGCTTTAAAAACAATGTCATCATTTAAATTAAATGCTGATGATGTACCTTTAATAATTAAATTAGTAGAAAATCCAAAATATGATATCGGTTTATTTGCTGGGAACGTTAGCCTTCATAACCATGATTGTATTCATTTGCTTCTTGGTAGAGGACTCGGCGTAAAAGATGAAGCTTTTGCCATTGGTTATACAATGGGAAGCACTAAAAAAATGTGGCGTTGGCGAAGAAATTTGTATATGTTTTGCGCCAAATATTTATTTCCAAAAGAATACAGATTCGGAGAAGAAGAACGTTGGGTATTTAATATGGGAGTAATGGCTGGAAGTCGATGTCCAACAGATTTGTCGCGAGTAGATTTTAGTGATTATGATTTTTATACTTTAAACTTTTTGCGAAAAGATTTAGGGATTGACAAAAAACTGTTAAAAAAATGTTATGAAATCGAAAAGCAATTCTTCCCCAAAAGCAAAGAGAGCCAAAGATTATTATGAGTATATTGGCTGGATCAGCATGGTATTCATTGTTTTTGGATACTATCTCAATGCCAATCAAATGATCGCGTGTTGGCCCGTTTGGTTTGTTAGTAATATCGCGATGGGAACATATTGCTGCCTCAAGAAAACTTATCCACCTGCAATTTTATCTTTTGGAATTGCTTTGTTAAACATTTATGGGTATATTAGTTGGAAATGAAAGTAAGTATTGTTAGCGGCGGTTTTGATCCGGTTCATGTGGGCCATTTAGAATTATTCCAAAAAGCTAGAGATTTAAGCGATGCTCTTTGGGTTATTGTAAATAGTGATGACTTTTTGGCAAATAAGAAAGGCCAAGCGTTTATGCCGTTCGATGAACGAGCCACAATCCTTAGCAACTTTAGAGTCGTTGATTTAGTTATTGCGAGCATGGACATTGATAATACAGTCCGCGCCACTTTAGCGACTCTAAAAGAAAAATACCCTCAAAACGAATATCTGTTTTGCAATGGCGGAGACAGAACAAGTGGAGAAAATACTCCAGAACATAAACTTTGCATGGAGGTAGGTATTGAACCTGTTTACGGATTGGGCGAAAAAATCCAAAGCAGTAGTTGG